TCAAACTTATCCTCTGGTATGTTTTCGTGTTCTGGAAAGCCTGGGTCGTACATATAGATGTTTTCATCATTTATATGAAATAAGATGTTAAGGTGTGAATCTGTGTATTGACTACCCTTTCCACAACCATAATCTAATACTGTTTGAGAATTTGTTATCAAAACAATATTCGCAATGTTTGGGGTTTCTTTAAATAAACTAACACCTTGATAGGTGTTTTTATCTTCGTGCATTGACCTATACAAGTCAATATAATGTTGTTCAATGTCCATTATGTAACCTCATAAAATATTCTGCATCAATTAAAACTAATGGTTTTTGATTGTTTCTTTTTATAACAACAATCGGTTCATATTTACCAGCATTATCAGATGCCTGTTTATATGATTCCCATATATTTAATTTTTCTTGATTTTTACATTCAATAGAATATGGAAACTTTTCTCTTGCAGCTCTTGCCATAATTAAATCTTCACCACCAGCACCCATTGAACGACTTTCAATATCCTCTTCGTGTATATCTAATTTTTCTATGAGTTGTTCCCTAACCCATTTCTGTAATCTTCTACCTTTAGATTTTTTACTCTGTGTCTTCATCTACATTATCTTCATCAAGTTCTTCACCACAAAAAGGACAATGATTAACTTTATAGTATTCATCGTCCATATTGTGACTTATTTTAAATTCTGCTTCACAAGAATCGCAATAAATTGTTTTTCCAGGCATTACTGAATCTCACAAGAACCAGACGAACACGCAAGTTCTTGTGAACCTACTGTCATATCGGATTTCTCATACTCTGATAACTTATTCCAATCAACAGTAATAGGCATTTTATTCAATAAATCATTATACTCTTTTTCATCACAATCTTGATACGGTGCTTGTTTATATGTATGTTCACTATATGGTAAGAAACTTACTCCACTCATTAAGTCAAAGTTCTTATATACCCAAGCTCCAACATCAATCCATTCTTCTTCTTTTACAGAAATAGTAACTGAAGGTTTGTGTTCACACCAATGTACTTGATATGTTTTCCAAAGTTCTAGTTGTTCAATCGCAGTTAAATCTTGTCTAAATACTGCATCTGGACTACATTTTATTGGAAAAGAAAACACAGTAGTATCATTTGGTTTCATAACATCATCTTCATTAGGAAAACCTTCTTCTACCATCATCTTTGTAAGTGGGTCTTTCTTATCACCTCTTACAGTTCTAATATAATAAGGATTGTGTCTAGCGTGAATACCACTTGCACTATCTACTAATTGTGAAACAGTTCCAGACGGTTTCACACAAGTAATCGCAGCTGAGTGATTAATCTTTAATTTCTTAGACCAATCTTTGTTAGTATCTACTGACATTTGTTTAAGGTTCTTTAACAATGAATCTAAACCATTTAGTTTACCAGCAGTCCATTTATTATCCATAATACCAGTAAGAGATACACCTAATAATCTTTCTTCAACACAATTCTTTTTCCAATCTTTACTTACATATTTAAAATTAGTAAGTGTAGATTGAAATGTTCCAAGTATTGTTGCAAGTTTTACTTTTCTTAGTAATGTATCTTCTGTATCCTTTGGTCTGACAACAACTTCAGATAAGTTACAAAATTCTCTACTTCGTAAAATTATTTCTGAGCAAGGATTTGTTCCAAAATCATATCCAACATCTCTTCTTTCATTCTTCTCTGCAATTCTCTTTGCAGATTCTCTGTTGAATATTCCTCGTTCACCAGACTTAGAATCATAAAGTGCTTTCCATTCGTCCATAAAAATGCCTATGTCTGGTTTCTCAGTATAACAAGCAGAGTTATTCGCAAGTGCTCTTTGACCATTATCAATCCACCATTGACCAGACTTTGCAACTCTCATTCTATCGTCAGAAAGATTAGATAAACTAATTAATGCACTTCTTCTAACACCACCAACAACAACAATCTCTGCTGTTTTACAAACAATATCGTGACATTCAATAGAACTTAATTTTCTTCCGTGTGCATTTTGAAATATTTCTGTTGTGAATTCAAATAATCTATGTAATGGTTCAGGCCCAGATGCACGACCACCAAAAGTTTTTAGTGGAGCACCAGCTGGTCTTACTTTAGTTAAATCCCATTTAGGTATTTGTCCGTGATATAACATTGCAACAAGTTCTTTAAATGCTTTTGCCCAACCCATTTTACTGTCTTGAACAACAATAGTTGTATCACTAGGGTGAAACTCTTCTGCAACTGTTGGTAGATTACCAACAAATTGTCTTTCAACTGAGAATCCTACCCCAGTTCCATTCATCAATACATATAGTATTTCGTCAAATGCTTGTGGTCTATCAACTGCAACATAACTACAATTATAACCAGCAATATTTTCTCTTCTTAGTGCTTCACCAGCTGTCATTAAACATCTCATAGAAGGCATAATATCAAGATGTATTACTGCATCTTCCAACTCTTCTCTCAATGACTTATCTAGATTATATTTACAACTTTGTTTCAAATGTTCTTGAAAAAAATCAAAGTATCTAGTTACTGTTTCTCTCCAAGTTTCTCTTCTACCTTCTTTCGGTATCCACCTTGAGTATCTTGATAGGTGTATAAATTCTTGATAATTAGTTGGAAGTTTACCATTAAGCATCTATTTTTCTCCATTCGTTAAATCGGACTTTTGCTTCTAGTCCTTTATATGTGTTATTGTCTATTAGTTTTTTTATGTCTTTTACTCCAGACACAACCATTTCGTTGATGTCTTTCTGTTTTATTTGTTCTGGAAACAAACAAACAGAATAATCATCTTCTATGAAACTTCTAATTCTTTTTACTATTTCCCTATTTCTTGGTTCATTATCTGGTATCAAAGTTACACTATTCTTTTTATCAATTCTTAAATCAGAGTGTGCAGTTGCAATACAATTATCTAAAAATAAACTATCAATAGGCCCTTCTACCACATAAACCCTTTTATTCCAATCAACACTATCTAAACCATATAATTTTTTATCATCTGATAATCTTATAGTCAGATACTTCGGTTCTTCTTTACCAAATGCACGACCTTGTAGTGCAAACATTTTATTACTCTTATCTAAAAAAGGTATCACGAATCTAGGGTGATCACCCTTTAAAGATGGAAACTTGTTCGGTGCAAATGTGTTGACCCACTCATAGAATTTGTTGCAGAAAAACAACTTGTAATGAAAACGACTTTGAATATGTCTATTTCTGACCCATTTAGTTACTGGGTGGTCTGGACTAAGTTGTGAAATTTTCTTGAGTTTTTTGAGTGGAGAGTCCCCTTTTAAAAATACTGATTTAGATAAATTCAAATCTTTTTTTTTATCGTCTGATTGTATATATACATTCTTATTTTTATAGATTTCAAATGTATATTCTTTGTGCAAATCACTATTTACATATCTTAATAGACTACCAAAGTCAGTAGATTTCTCACAATTATGACATTTATAAACATAAAATGTCTTATTGAGTATCAGATAACCTCTAGCTTTAGTTTTAGACTTTTCTGAATCACCACAGTATGGACATCTGAAATTATATAAATTACCAGATTTCTTTTTAAACTGTGATAACTTTGAAGATAAAAGACCAATATATTTTGTATCAACGAAAGTGTTCATAGATAAACATTATATACCATAATTAAAAGATTGTCAATACTATATTGCAAACATTATTACTTTGTGAAGAATAAATCCAGCGACTATTGAACCACCGATAATAATCCATCTCCACTTTTCTAATATACCTACCCTATTAGATAATTCTCTTTGAAGTTGATGAAATCTTTCAATATCATCTGAATTGTGTTTACTTATAACTGCTACTATTTCTTTATAATTTGATGTAACCCTTGAATGTAATTCTTGTATTTCTCTTTTTATTTCTTTTTCGTGTTTAACTATTTCTTCTTCTTGTCTTCCAAGTTTTTCTTCGTGTACTGCAAGTATTTTGTTAATACAGTTTGATACATCTGTAAGTTTACTAATCGCAGTATCAAGGCGTGAGTGAATATGTTTCATATCACTCACATCCTTTTTAAGAAGTTCTAGTTCTGTTTTGATAGTCATACTTATATTTATAAGTGTTCAAAAATTTGACAACTTACATAATTTGACTAAACAAACAGTCAAACAAATGACTACCATTCAGACTTAACAATAGTCCAAACTCCGTATGCAATAGCAATGTAAGCAGCCCAAGTTATTAAACCTTGAAATAATAAACCAACAAGACCTACACCGACTAGCATTGCTCCATCCCAAGATGTTCTCTCTTGAACTCTATCACTAATCCATTCTCTAGCGTTTTGAATCCACTCTACCATCTTATTCTCCTATTTTTAAATTTCTTTTTCTATGTTTATTCCAAGCAAACCAACCACCAAGTCTTAGTGCCCAGTAGGCAAGATAGTTTAGAAAATAGAAACCATTTATTTCTATATTGATATCTCTGAAAATTTTATCTGCTTGTTTTTGGTCAACCATCAACAAAGAACTTTGTTGTAAAGCAGGTTTCAGAGCTGCATATTTATAAGCATAATCGTGGATTAAACCACCTAAAAGTAATACCCCAACTGGTGATAAAAAAGTTGCTAAAAACTTAGGTACACTTGCACCATCAAAAGAAAAACCTTTTGGTATTACATATTTAACACCATTTAGTTGGTAATGAAAATCTTTTGAAATTTCCCATCTTCTACTACCTAATAACCACATCAATATTGCACCCCAAAAACCTTTATCTCTAGTTGCGATTCTAATCGGTTTCATATGAGGGTACTCATCATATTTAAAATTGACTCTCCATTTATTAATTTGTTTTTTGTCTACAATGTTTATTATACAACCAATGATTATTAGTGCAATAACAACTGCCCATTGCCAAAATTGTTCTGCAAGTGATAATATCATTTCCATCATTTCTTTTCCTTAGATTCATAATACTCTTTGTATGACTTAATTATTTCTGATTTCTTTTTTAGATTGTTTCGTATTTGTGCAAAGTTTTTTGCAATAAGTTGATAATCATTATCTGTAAGACCAAATAATACTGGGTCAATACCTTGTTCTTCAAGTTTTTTAAACACTTCTTCTGCATTGTTTGATGTGATAACAATCCACTTGAGTGGTTCAAGTTTAGGTAATATTGGTTCTTCTAAATTAAGAGGCTGTCTTTCAACCTCTGTTGAAAAGATTTCTAATTTCTTAATACTAGAACAACTTGATACAGTAAATAAAAGGAGAAAAATTAGACTAATACGATACATAATTTGGATTCGCTATACTTGGACATTCGGTGTTGATTTCACTTTTTTTAGTTGCCATCAACTCTTTTTCTGTTAGTGGTGAACCAGATGAAATCTCAACGCATCGCAACGCATTTGCAGTTGCTTTGTTAATTATTCTTTGAATTGCTTTATCTTTTGCAATCGCAGTTTTACCAAAATCTCTACCACCTTTATTAAATCTATTATCTAGGTCACTTAATTCTTTTTGTAGATTATTTGATAAAATAGTAAGTTTTTTATTTGTTTCTATAATTGATTGAAAATCTTGTTTTTGTTGTTCTATGACTTGTTTTTGTGATTCTACACTTTGTTCTAATAACACATTATTTGCTTTGAGTACAGCATTATCTGCACGAAGCTTGTAAACATATGCAACTGCACCACCTATACCAACAACCATAATAATAGTAATAGCCATTTTTGCATAACCAAATATCATTTATCTAAACTCCGAATCAGATAAACCTCTAATTAATTTTAAAAAATTTTTAATTTGACTATTAGGAACATCTAATGTATCTGTTCCTATTTGTATCATCATTTTTTTACCACCAAATCTATCATCATCAAAAGATAATCTAACTCCACCTCTCATATATCTGTTTTCATCAAGTTCAAATCCTTCTTTAACTTTCATTCCCATTTTTTTTCGTAATGCATCTATTTCTTTTTTAATTGCATTTTGTTTAGGTGAACCACCAAGAGTTCTTAATGCTTTATTTGTTAATTTAAGAAGTTGTAATCTTTGTTCTGGTGTTCCCTTTCCACCAAAAAACTTATCACTGTCATATTTTTCATCTACAAAATCTTCCATTCTAATTTTACCAAGTTTGTTTATATCAGATGCTTTATAATTGTGTTTTAACATAAGTCTTGACATTGCCATTGTACTAACAAAAGGTATATCTGCTTTATATAATTGAATTAAACCATCTTTATTTGAATCAATCTTATCAAATATTTTCATCAAAGGTGTTGGATTAATCTTTTTACCTTTTAAAGGTTCATATGCTTTTCTAAGTTTGTTAATCATATCATTACTAAATTTAGCTGCATTTAAATCAGCCATAGGTTTAGTAGTTAAATCTGCATAAGGAAAATTGTAATATTCTTTAAACTTTTTCATATCAACCTACGCAAACTTCACTTGTTTCATTGCAAACTTTTGTAACTTTAAAAAGTCAGTAATTGTTCCGTTCATCAATTTTTCTATTTTCTTTTTATTATCTGGTTTTACTGCATCATATACTTTCATAATTGCATTTGCAGTAAACAAGTCAACAGTTGCCTGTTTGTCTTTAAACTTAACTTTTTGATTTTGTTTTCTTTTCACAATGTTTTGTAAAACTTTTAAATTAGTTTCCACAAGTTCGTGTTCGTTTCCAAAGTCATTTACTTTTTCTAGAATAGATGCAGTAAATGTTGTTTGAATTTCTAGTTCTTCTTTCAACCTTTTATTTAACATTCTATCTTCTTGTGGTATTTGATCTAGTTGAGGGGGATTTAATTCAGTAGGACTACCCATTGATGATTTACCAATAACTGTTCTTCCAAAATCGTTTACTTGTTTTTTACTACCTTTAACTCTTACATATTTTCCTAAGAGTGCAGCTTTTAAACCTAAACCCTTTGCACCATTAAATACTTTAAGTCCCATAACACTATCTTTTGTTTTAAGTGTCATAACTTCTTCTGTTATTTCCATTGTTTCTTCCTTGACTGTGTGTTCGTATGCTGGTTGTATTGCTAATAAACCTTGTTTAGATTTAGGAACATTCATCATTTTAATTGCAATTTGTTTTGCTTGGTTTATGTCTTTTACTTTATTTAAAGGAATTTCTACTTTCTTACCACCATAAAATGCAAGAAATCCAGCTAGTTTTTTCTCATTCATCATAGGTTCTTCCTTGAATGTAATTTGATTAGGGTCTGACACACCAAATTTTTTTAAGATTGCATCTATTTTACTAGGATTAATTTTCATCTTTATAGGGTCATACTCACCCTTACCAGCCCTACCAGTACCTAATTTAATTGGTTTAACACCCATATTCATAAGTGTTTTAACTAACAACATTGCAGTTCTGTCATTAGTAAAATCTGCAAGTCTATTTAAGATAACACTTCTTGGGTCAATTTTACTATATGCTTTCTTTTGTTTTTTATATGGAAAGTCATCCAATCTGCCTGGTGCATCATCTAATTCACCAGCAAGTGCAGCTATATCATCACCTAATTCATCATCTGGAATATGTGTATCTACAAAATCATATGCTTGTTTTGCATTAGGTTTTTTCTTAAAAAACTTAGTTAATTCATAACCAGATTTGTTTGATACTTCTGGGTTTCTATTGAAAATACCACTAGACATAGTTCCTTCTGTAATCTCTTCTACAACTTTTGCACTTTTAAAACCTATGAAGTTTTTTATATCAGCAACTTCTCTACCAATATCAACATTTTTACCACCATCAAGTGTTACTGAATCATCACTCATATTCTGTGTTATTTTGATTCGCTGATTTGGTCTACTCTTTTTGTTAATTAGATTTATATGGTTTACAATTTTTTGTATATCTCTGTCAACATTTCCTCTATTAAGTTTTATCTCTACTTTTTTCATTTCTTCAAGTTCAACTTCTTCTGCAAGAGACCAACCTTTTGATGTGTATTGTTTCAAATCTTTTTTATCAACTACGATAACTTTATTATTTTTTACAACCATAACTTCTTTACTAGGATTAATTAATTGTCTAGGTTGTTTTACTTTTTCATCAAGTTCAACTTCTTCTGAAACTCTTCTTGCTTCCCTTTGTTTCAGTATTCTTTGAACAAATTTCTTTGCAATAGATGTTCTACCATCATATAATTTTTTCTTTTTCTTTTTCATAGCAACTGTTGGGTCATCACCAGTGGCTGCAACACCAGCAGTAGATGTTGTCGGTGCATCTTCTTTTACATCTTTTTCTGGGAATCCAGTGAAAGGGTCTACTCTTACATATTTTTTCTTATCCATTAAATTTCTCCTAATGCATCTTCTACTGATACTGGTTCAATATCATCCATACTTACAAAAATCTTACTATTACTATTAGTATGTAGGACTGCAAAAACTGGAACTCCTAATACTGTATCAGATGGTAATGTGTCCTCTAATGTTTCCACATCATCATCTTTTTTTAATAAAGGTATATCCTCATCATCATCTTTTATAATATCGTTTGACAGTTTATAAACACCTTTTGGTAATTTACCATCAACTAAATCAACTTCTTCAGTAATCGTGTCATCTAGTTTAATATCATTTTCTTTTATAAACTTTAAAAATTCTCTTTCAAACATTTTAGGGTCAACACCCTCTTTGAATGTGTCCTTTAATAAAAAAAGTGCAGCTGCATAAGTTCCAACTTTAGAACCTAGTCCAGGCACTCTTGCAAAAATTCTTTTAATATTGAATACTAACTTGTGGAGAACAGTATATGCATTTCTTTCTTTGATTGTTGAAAGAGGTGTTGGTTTTGTTGTTCCAGGCACGACTTGTCGTAAACCTTTTTCGTTAATAATACCAAGTTTAAATGCATCAGTTTTTTCAAAAGGCGTTACTAATAATTTAATAAACCTATAAGTTACAAATAAATCTATCGCAGTTCCCATTAAATATTCCTTAAAATACTTTCTACTTTTTCGTCATTCTCTATATTTTTTAACTCACCTTCTGGAAGAATTTTTAAAAATTCCATAAATGGTTTTATATATTTCCATAACGAAGTTTCTAATTTAAATAATAAAAGTGTTGAACACGCATCTGCACCAAAGACATTATTTAAAACAATTATGTGATTTAAAATCAATCGTTCTTTCAAAGGCCCATTGTCTTGATACTTTCTCAACAATCTCTTAATATATTTGAATCTCTTCATATCATCAAGAAATTCTTTTTCATTATCCCCTTGAGGATTATTATAATGTTTCATCGCATACATCATAACATTATCAACAGTTATTTTCTCAAACATTATTTAATTTCGGCAGTGACCTTGAATTTTCCATTTTCTTTTTTTTCATAAACAAAATTAATGGAACGACCACCTTCAACTCTATGTGAAATACCATCATCATTAACAAACTCATTGTGAGGTGTGTCAATGTCTTTACCAAATCTACCACCGAATTGTGTTAACGGTGCAGATATGTTTCCAGAATCTTCTACTACATCAATATTTGGAAATGTTAATCCAATACTTGCAAGTCTTCTTCTCACAACACTAATAGTTTGTTCTGGTAACATATGATCCATTTCGGCAATACAACCCAAAAATGAATTAAGTTTTCTAACAACACCATCATCAGACACATCAACCATATCGTGGTCGGAGTCGTGTTGTGCATTAGAGTTCGCAGGCTTCGGCCCTCGTAGTTCAGTAATATACTGTTTAAAATCTATCATTATGATTTCCCTAATTTATTTTTTTTCTTTGAACCATCAGCACGAGGAATTAAACCTCGTGCCTTTAGTCTTGCAAGAGCAGTGAAACCTATTTTTTCACCTCTCTTATATTTTTTCAACATAGTATCTAGATGGTCACCCATCTTTTTACTTTTCATCTTTAAGTCAGACATTACTGAATGACAGTAGCAATACTTGTTGCGAAAGATGAAGTTGCAACTGCAGCCCAAGCAGTACCAGTATACATTAATGATACTGATTCACCAGCGGCATCTAGTACAACAGTAGTACCAGAACCAACTGTGGCGGCAGGAGTTACAGTGATGTTATTACCAGCAGTAGTACAAATAATTGTCTTCAACTGACCAGTTACACCAGCTGCAAGTGTTACAGTTACTGCACCACCAGATGAATCAACTGTTGAAACAGCAGTAGAAACTGAAACAGCAGTAGAAGTATTAGTTAGTGCTTCTGTACTGTTAGTTGCAATAAATGTTGGAATATAGTTAAATACATTCGCAGCTGAAATTTTCTTATTGATAGGTGTACCAGTTGGGTCATCTACAATGTGAAATAAATCAGCAGTTGCGATACCAGACCCTAAGTCTGTTAACGCAGTAATTTTCTTATCAGCCATATTTTATCTCCTATGGTCTAAACCCCAGCAATAGTGTGGGGAATGTTACTGTCGGCATCAGAATTTTCATCTTTTCCGACATCAGTTTTCTCACCGAATTCATTACAAAGCGCTATGGCACCAGCGATAGAGAATTTAGTTTGTTTCAACGACTCTACTTGTTTGAGTGCCTCTACAAGTTGATTCTCTACCTTTGATAATTCAACTTGTAATTCTTGTTTTCTCGTCTCAATATCTTTTAATTCCAAAGACATAATATACTCCTATAATTTAGATTCTAGCTATCTGGTAGTGCGATATCATCAGCAGCATCACCAGAAATACTTGAAGCAGCAACTAGAGTTTCATATTGAACTCTACCAGCACGACCACCAGTACCTACTGTTTTCTTAACCCAACCTACATGGCTAAGTTCTGTGGTGTTACTATCACCGTCATTACCTAAACCAGTTGAAGCTACAGCAGTTGCTGTTGTTGCACCAGTTACAATAGTAAATGTTTGAGCACTATGACCAGTACCAATATTAATCGCAGTTCCACCTTCAGTAGCTGCAATCTTAAAGGTATCGTCAGTTTTATCTCTAACAAATACAGTTTGTCCGTTAGTTACATTGGTCATTAAAGTTCCACCACCTACTTGGTTGTAAGTGATTTGGTCAGCATCTGTTAGTCCGTGTCCAGTAAATGTGATTACATTAGTACCAGCATTTACATTACCAGTTGGAATTGTCATTTTTGGTGCTTCAACTGTTACAGCTGGTGTAGATTGATAATCAGAACCTACTGCTGTTACAGTAATTGCAGAAACAGCTCCACCAGAAACTGTGGCAGTTGCAGTTGCAGTAGTACCAGTTAATGTTTGTGAGTTATTACCAACATTACTAGAACCACCAGTCATATCAAGTGCAGTACCAGCTTGTGCATTAGAAAGTGAACTTGCTAACTTAATAGTGTCTGCATCTACACGAATAACAAATAATTCAGTATCATCTGTAATGTTACCACTATTTTGTGCAAGATTAGTTCCACCTTGACTATTATAAGTTATAGATGTACCAGTTCTCATATTGTGGCCTGTAATGGTAAATGTATCGTTTGCAAGTGAAACATTTGCAGTTGTAAGAACTCTTGCAGTTGGCCCTGCAACAGTAATAGTTGGTGCTTGTACATATCTTGCACCAGTAGTTGATGTTAATGCAATATCAGTCACATTATCAACACCAGCAACAGATTCACCTTCATCTATACCAAATACAGTGCTATCAATAGTTCCACCGTGTCCGTTTATTGGTGGTCTTGATACAGTTGCGGCAACACCACTTTCTGTACTTCCACCAAAATCAGATGTTAATGTCATACCAGTATTTGTTTCACCAATAAATGTTTGTGAATTATTACCAGTTCCAGTTATATTAATTACTGAACCGCCTTCTGTTGCAGATACATCTATTGTATTTGCATCGTGAACAGTTTTAACAAATACGATTTGTCCGTCTGTGATTCCAGCGATTGCAGTTCCACCAGCTGCACTATATGTGAGTGGTGTGTTTGCAGTATATCCGTGTGAAGTAATGGTAATTCTTTCATTACTTGCGTTTACAGCAGATGTAGCAACTGTTCTAGGTGGTGTAAGGTCTTTTACTCTCACTTTTTCTCCACCAGCTGTAGTGACTACATCACCGATTTTTACTTCGGTTTTGTATGCTCCACTTGCATTAGCTTGTACAATCGCACTTCCATTCGTGTAAGTGTGAGTACCAGATAAAGCGGAGCCATCATTCATACTCCATAAACTCATTGTTTTCTCCTTATAGTTTTATAACTATTTATAACCTAATTTTTTCAATTCGTTTAATGTTGTACTCACAGACATATGATGTATTCCGATACCACCTTTTGATTTCCACTCTTTAATATTTTTAGCGTGGTCATCAATTAAAACATTAGGTTTATTGTTTGTCATTGCAAAATCTTGTTTTTGAGAACGCCTTACTAAATGTATACGGCTTCTCTGTGTTAAACTCAAATTCTTTCTCAACCATTTCATTTTACCAGGCACACAATTACTATCTTTTGTTGAATATGCAGATAATATATGTGAACCATATTTATTAACGAAACTCCATAATCTCTTTGCTCCAGGCATCCATTCTAAGTTTTCCCAAAAGGATTTATTCTTGTGAATAGTTGCCCATCTTTTTGCATTATCCATTTTTACAAAGGTTTGACCGACTTCTTTATCGGCACCTCCTAAAAAATCAACCAACACCATATCCATATCGCAAAATAGTGTTGGTAATTCCTCTTTCTCGCTTAATGTAGAATTATAAACATCATAAAAATTTTTCACTTTACCTCTCTTTTCATTCTGTTATTATAACACACTATCGTAGCTTGTCAACCCTATGCAGATTTTTTTTCTTCTTTAGAAGTTTCAATATCTGACATTGGTTTACCAGTCATAGTTTTATTCATTTTTTTACTTTTGATAAGTTCTTTGTCTTTTTTGTCTTTCTTATGGTTTTCGTGTCCTTCTTCGTGAACTATTTCTAAGTCTTTAGTTGGAACTTGTTTTTCAATTCCGTGTTGAAACCAAATATCATACCATTCAACCATACCTTTTTTATCTGGGTCGGCGTGCATTGAGTGTATTGTATTACCTCTACCCCATTTTTCGTGTACTACATTTTTTGCACACATATGCCAATGGTTGGCTGGGTTAGGTGAATCTTCTAGTTTATTTTCTTCTAATGATTCTTTATAAACTCTTTTACCTTGACTATGAAGTTGTTTAGCAATTTTAGCATTAGGGGCAAAAATGTGATTCTTATTATTAGGCGTATTTGAATTATCTTTTTTAACCTTACCACCTTTAACAATAAATCTATCATTCTCATAAGCGTCAGATTCTTTTACTGAATCACTCCATACTTTTTTTAGAGCATCTCTCATAGTATCAACTCTAAAATATGCGTTTTCATTCTTAGACATTTTTGATTCCTTTTCAGTTTCTTTTTTCATTGCTTTAGATATTGCTTTTCTTTTCTTGTGAAGAAATTTATCACTTGAATCAACATCTCCATCATTATCAATATCTTTATCTTTTCTATCGTCAAACTTTTTCTTTACAGCGTCTTTATTTACTGGGTCTAATTTTTTCTCGTAAATAGATAACACGGCATTTTCCAAAGTTCCATTTTTTGTATCAAAATACTTTGTCATTAATTTTCTCCTTGTTTATCACGACTTGCATCAGTAACATCTTTAATTTTTGCTCTTTGCATAATTGTGTCGTGTTTATCTTTCATTCTCTCTTTTTCTCTATTAATCAATTCTTTGGCGGCATCAGTAGCATCACCTTCCATCATACCAATATGCGATTGAACTCTTTTGGATTGACCTAAATGCATTTTAGATGCAGCTCTTAATTCATCACAAATAGTATCTAGTGTTTTGTTTTCTAAATCTAATCTATCAATACGAACTGCCTGACTTAAATGTTTTTTAGATGCACCTTTAAGTTCTTCAACAACTTTTTTCATATCCTCTAAATCACCTTCTTTTTCCATAATAACACTTTCTTCAATAGGGTTCAGAATATAATCTCTCATTTTATTCATACTGTTTGATGCAACTGCAAGTTTATTAGTCCACCAAGTTGGTAGTGAACCTTCCTTGTCCATAGAGTTTAGTTTACTCATAATCTCATTTGCATCTTCAATAACTGTTTTACATTTTCTAATCATTGATGGAACATCACTATGTCCATCTTCATTAAGTTCTTCTTTTAGTGCCTTCTCTGTTTTCTTTGCAATATCTTGTCCAAACTTCTTTGCAAGTGCAGACATAAGTTGTTTATCAAACTTCTTAACTTCAGGCCCCTTTTTAATACCTTTTTTTTCTAATTCACGATAATACTTAAATAAAGATGGTGATTTAATTTCAATTTTATTTGCAATTTCTATTCTTGCTTTCAAACCAAGTCCCTTTTCTCTAAGTTGTTTTGCTCTTACAACAAGGGCATCTTTTGTTGTTAATGACAATGACTGAGGATTCGTCATTGATACTTCATCAAGTTCAAAAGATTCTTTTTTTGCCATTTTAGTTGCAACTGCCATTTTAACTTGCATACCTTTTTCTTTACCATATCTTTTTTCAAAATCTTTTAAAGGTAAATCTTTTGCAATCTCTTCTCTGCGTTTCAACTCATTTGGAGTCAGTGTTCTTTCCCTAACTTGTTGATACATCTCTGTCATAGTTTTTCTATATGTTGTCATATTTATTCCTAATTATCAACCTTTGCACCTTTTCTCCACTGATAACAACTCCAGTATCGTGCCTTTGTTTTTGGGCCAGGATTATCACAATTATGTCTTGCTCTAAAACTCTTTAATCTGTTAGGGTCATCCCTTTTTATTTCCATATTTGGATCGCCGAAAGTCACTTTAACTACATTACCTTTTTCATTTTTCACATAAACACCAAATTTTTTATTACTTCCACTAGGTAGTCTAAATGGGTCATTTAACTTAACTTTACGACCTTGATATTCAGATTCTACTATGTCTAATTTCTCTATATATTTATCTTCTAAATCATCTTTAGAAATCTTTGACCTCATAAGATTATAGGTTTCTTGGAGTTTTTCTTCCCATTCATCTTTGTATCTTTCTTGATACTCTTTTCTAGTAGACGGTCTTTCAAACCAGTCTTGTATGTTGGATTCACTCGCAACCTTTGACTTGACTGACTGTTCATAATCTTGGCCTGGTGTAACATCAAATGTATGTCTAGCATAAGGTTCTCCTATTTCATATGATTCTTTCTTCTTTTTCTTTTTAGATGCTCTTGCTTGTTTTTGTAAATCTGGGTCTGCTTTACCACCAGTTAACATTGAGTTCACTCTTGCAAATGCCCATTGTTGTGGAGTAGTGCCTGGTCTGTGTCCAGTTTTCCAAGCTGCAAGTCCTCTATCATAACTCTTCTTTAGAATACCATAAGGAACACCAGTTTGTTGTGATTTCTTAACAAGACCAGCAATCTTCTCAGTAAGATTTACAGATTCATCTATTTCAAAATCAACTTTAGCTGCAAGGTCAGATGGTAATTTACCTTTTTTTACTAAACCATTAATGTAATATGCAACATCTCTTGCATCAACACCTTTTACCATTTGTCCTAATGCTTGAGCAGGATTTCTATGTCCTTGTTTATGCATTTGTATGTACATTTTAAGTATCCTATCATAACCTCTAGGGTGAGTCATTTGATGTATCTTATCATAGATTTTTCTATAATAAGGCATTTCTTTTATATCAGTTTCTTCACCTTTTGCTCTTTGTAATTGTGCTGGTGTGGGTGCTCCCTTTTCACCTTTCTTTCTCATCTTCTCACCAGAACCTTGTTTTATTCTTTGTCTTTTTTTATGAATGTTTGCCCATAAACTCTCGTCAACTTCTAATTGTTCTTTTAATGCCTTTAATAAATCTTTATATGATTTAGAAATTTTACTCTGAAATTTTTCTTTATCAGATGCTTTTTTCATAGAATCATATTTTGATTGAACTGCTTGTGCAATCTTAGATGAAACTTTTACTTTCTTCTTATCCATAAATTGTACTGGAAAATTACCTCGTAAAGATACAGACTTTCTTAACTGCATCATAATATTTTTATCTGCAGCTTTAATATCATCATCTGTTGCAAAATCATCAACATCTGCTGGGTCTATTCTTTTTTCTGAAACTTCACCATACATCTGTTTAAACTTTTTAGTATATTGTGATGGTTTAGTTTTCTTATCTTTATCACCAGGCGCTGGTTTGTATGCATTTGGGTTATCATCGTCCATTTTCGCTCCCTTTGTAAAATGGGCATCTCTTGCCTTTTTAGTAGATACAGACATTCCTTTTTTATCACCTACACCTTTTGCATAATACTTTGCTGGTTCAGAGCCTGGACTGTCTTTTATATCTGAGTCTTGTTTTGTTTTTGTTATTTTTTTTGTTTCTTTTATTGAATGAAGAAATGCTTTATGCACATTTTCACCATCTGTGTATTGCACATAGTTAGTACCTCTTCTAATTATCTCACCACTAGTTCCATCATTTATATTTTCTACTAAATCTCCGATTTGATAGATTGCACCTCTGACATATAAATCTCTTTCAATTTCTTCATCAGAGTATTTTGAATTCTCTTTTAAGTTCATACCTTTCCTCACATCCTTGAATAATTGATTACCATTTTTAAAACCTCGTGGTAATCCTTTTTGAAATGTATCATAATCATTATTAGTTGCAGCTGCCCTCATCTTAGATGCACTCATTCCAGTAACACCTTCTGCATCTGGGTCTCTTTCGCCTGCACTAAAAATATTAATAGTATCAAAATCATAAAAACCGTGTCGTTTTTCTTGACCATTATATGTTGTCAATAGTTTTTTAAACTCTGCAACTCTATCCGAACCTACCACCATATTTAATTCTACATAACCTTGTTGGTGAAAGTAAACTGCAATATCTAAAACTGTTTTTAATTTGTTATTTGCGATTATGTTTCTTTTATGTTTTGGAAACATATCTCTCATATATGCAACTTTCTTTGCAAGTGGTAAAGGGTCTTTCTTATTGTTCTGAGAATGTGATGGAAATATATAATAATCATCTCCACCAGCAATCTTCTTAACTTTTTCTATTAGTTTTTCGTGGCCAGTTGTTGGTGGATTAAATCTACCAAATGTAAATATAACTGATTCAGTTGCTTCTGAAAAAGTTCTAAACGATTCGTACTTAATAACCTTATTAGGTGTTTTGAAGTTTTGTTTTCTCATAATAGTCTTGTTTGTTACTTCTATTTCATTACCTTTTGTTTTAATAACAACTGGTAAATTTAAATTAGTTGACATATCTTTTAAAACAGCTTGTATGTCTGGGTTGTTTATTATATTCTTTGCTTTGTTTTTTTGAATCTTCTTAAAAAACCTTTGTAATTCAGATACTTTTATCTCTGGACTATTTCTTGGGTCATTCATTCTATCTACAAAGTGTTTAGTAAATTCTATATCAACTCCATATTTTTTTAATATTCTATCTGCAAATTTTTCTAAATCATTTATATCTTTTCTTGATACCTCTTCTTCTAATAACTCTCTAAGTTTCATTTCCCACCTCTACTATTGGTTCACTGCTAGATGTATCTATGTAATCACCTTTAGATGATTTCATATATTTTCTCGTACTAACATCTTTTACCAACATACCATTTTTTAAAGTGTAAGTGATATACTTTGCAACAATTACACCTTCTTTACTTCTATTAATGTGTTCTTTCATAGGGCCATCTTCCATCATTTTTTTGCTCTCATTTTTGCAATTCTCTCTCTGTCTGCAATTCTTACTTTTCTTTCTTGTTTCTTCGCAATCTTATTAATTTTCTTTTTAACATTCGGTTTAGATAAAAAGTTTTGAGTTATCTGTGCTTTTCTCTGCATAGGTAAACTTCTATATGGAAGTTTGTATATCTTTTGCACTAACAAATCTATTGCTTTCTTTCTTGCAATTCTTTTAATTGCTTCTGGTTTTTTATACCTTTTAAGAGATTTCATTCTTTTCTTTAAAAACAATGCAGACTTAGCTCTTAACTTTCTTCCTGCTTTTCTTGCTCTTTGTATAAACTTAGAAATTGCAGTTACTTCATCAAGATTTTCTTTATCCATAATCTCAACAACTTCTTGGTCAACAGAATACATATCTCTTACATCGTTATCCAAATCCATAACATACTTTTTTAACTCTGTAAATGTCTTCATTTGTTCATTTCCTTTGTTTTCTTTTTCATCTTCTCTATATAAGCACGATAGATTGCAGCCTCTTTAGTTTTACCAGCAACTTTTGCTCTTTGTTCCATTGCAATCGCAGCTTGTATTTTATGTGCGTGTTTTTTATCACTACTATTTATTTTCTTTATACTTGCCCTTGCAGTCTTTTCATCTTTAAATCCTAGTCCGTGTATTGTACCTTTAGGATTCTCATCTGTATATAAATCAGAATGTTTATCAGACCCTGCTGGTTGACCTTTCTTTCTAGGTATTCTTGGTGCTTCTATAAATTGTTTAAATGTTTTCATTAAATCAATCCGTTATATTGCAATTTAAGTGAAGTAAATTTACCAAGTCTACCAAGTTTTGCTAATTTCTTACCAGCTCTTACACCAGAATCACTTCTAATATTCATTTTAATTGTTTTCTTTTCCTCTGGTGTTTCAATATCAATTAACCACTCTTGAACTGAACTTTTATTTAAATATGCTTTAAAATTATTAATAAGTGGTAATAAAGATGCAAGGTCATCATTCTTTTGTTCTGCTGTTTTACCTACAGCTTTAACTAAAATTAATGGAATTTTTTCTTTTGCATCTTGTAAATTAAAATTATTTTTAACCCAATCTTTAAATTCATCTAAACTTAATGAATTTACTATATCGCAAAAATGTTCTCTACATACTTTTAACATTATAGTGTACAATTCATTTGCTCCTTTTTCATTTTCAACAAAAAAATCTAAGTATAATTGTCTAACACCATTCTTATTTGACATATAGTTATTTTTATTAGCAATACTATCTATGCCAGGTATTTTTGAATAAACACTATCCCACAAATCATCCTCTAGTTTTTTAATCTCACTTTCTTTATTTAATTTTTTATATTGTGTACTTACATAACTATTAAGTAATGGTTCTTTAGATTTCTTTTCACCAGCTTTTAAACTAACTCCTAGTGTATCTCCATTAGAAAAAAATATAAAAATATCACCAGCGTGATTTTTTGGAATACCAGATGGTTTTTGTCTATATCCCCAAACTACTTTTTTTATCTTTTTAGTTCTATTAATATCATACAAGTAATTTGTAATACCTATTGCATTTTCTATTTTTGTTTTTACTAGTTTTTCTGGTAATGAAGTCAATGAATCAATGACTGCAACACCAGCACTCTTATTTGCATCTACTACAAAAGAATTTTTATCTTTTTTTAAATCTAATTTATATAAAAACTTTTTAAAATCTTCAACTGATGATGGTTTAAATTTTAAATTAAATGCAAGTGTTGGAAAAAGTTCTGTTATTGATGCAGTTGCAGTAGTATCAACTCTTTCACTTATGAACTGTCTAAATCTTAACATCACTTATCCCAATTCTTTATTGCAGTAAAGTTATTAAAACTAAACTCCATTCTATCAACAAGTTTTACGGCCTTACCATCATTATTAATTGCGACATAACCTTCTGGATTTGTAACCTTAAATCCATTTTTCGTTTTTATAAAGGTGTCCGTCAGTTGTTTAACTGAATTCAACTTTTTAACAATTAACATCTTTGCGGCCACAAGGGCTTGTTGAAAAGAAATGACACTTTCTATATTTCTGATATGTTTCTTAAACTCTCTCAGATACTCGTTCTTATTTCTTTCAATCTTTTCTTTTGCTCCGAGTGTCTTTACTTTGTCCTTATTCTTATCAAAATGGTTTGCAATATGGTCAAGATATCCTTGAGCGTGTTGCCTTACATTTTTGATAGTTTGTCCTTGTCTTACTTTTAAATTATTATATGTTTTCAGACTAGCACCAGACAAATTCCCTACCATTGAATTTTGAAGTCTAATAAACTTCTCTAACAATGATGAATTTATTCGTCTAAAAATCTTACCAACTGTTGATAAGTATAATGTTACTTCTTCTGTTTCTGATTGAGTAAAAGTTGCTTTACCAGAAACATCTTTAAATGAAGCATTATCCATCCATACACTATCTATATTTTTTAATCCTTTTATATCCACACCGAATTTTGCTGACATTGATGGCAAATTATCGCCTTCATAGGTGGTGTGCCATACAACTCCAATTTGTGATTTAGAGATTTGTCCAGCAAGTTCAGAACCCATAGGTGCAGCATAAACGATAGTGTTAGGCTGAAAAGAAATAAAGGTTTGTTCATCAATTTTCTCCTTTTTTAAATCTTTCTTGGTGAACATTAAATCACCTTGAATAACATTTTTAATTCCTAATTTTTTAAATTCTTTTAATGCGATTGCAAACTTGTCTTTTAAATCACCAGAAACATCTATTTCTGATTCTTCTTTATACAACTTTGGATTTACATTAAATACTGATTTCTTTGCGACAAAGAACTTGCCATCTGATGGGTCAATGCCTGCAAATATAGCAGGGGCCCCGTCCCACTTAACAGTCATATTAACTGAACCTTTAGATGACCCAGATAACATATCTCTTAATGATTGTAGAAAATTAATTGCACCTCTACCCCCACCGACACCAAAGTTGAGTATCTCATCTTCCAAGTGTTCAAGGTGTAGATTTTTGCCTTGTTTATCTTCTAATAAAAATTCTTTAAATGTTAACATTTTTCAATTTTTCCATAGTTCTATTACTACTATATTTATAAATTGAAATTTGTCAAGTCTTTAAAACATTCCAGTTCTTGCATTTAAATTACCAGCAACCATAACTCTTTCAAAGTCAATTTCTTGTGGTGGTACTTTATGTTTTACCCAGCCTGGAAACATCACCAGTAATCCGTTTGACGGTTGTACTTTATAATCTGTGTTTGTGAATACTAATGGTGAACATTGACTAGTTACATTAACATAGTATGTCCAAGACCATATCGCAGGCCAATGGTCGTGGGATACAGTATATTCTCCCTTTTTATATACTGCACCCCAACAATCGTAACAATCTGGAATGAATTGTACTGGTGATACTTCTATTGAAATTTCTCTTACCCAGTTTACTAGTTCTTGAAAATGTTCACCACCAGCTTCTAATTGCATATTCCATTCAGTCATTTGTGCTTTTACATTTGACTTGTAATTTATTCTATCACCTTGTTGTCTGATAAACTTTTCTAATATAGGGTTAAGAGTTTTCCATTTGTCATATGTTTTGAGAACAACTGGATATCTCTCTTTGAATAATATTTGTCTACCTTCTTTACCCCATATTGGTGGGTGGTCTTTTACTGGATCATCTACCATACATTTTCCTTTAAGAATTTTGGTAAAGGTTCTCTACCAAATGGTCTTATAGTCATTAGAGTTGAAACCATTTCTTCAGCGTCTTCCTTGAATTTAAATATTTGGACAACATCGTTTGTCGGTAATTCAATAACAACATAGCAAGCTGCTTTATCTCTCCATTCCACATCAACAAAATATTTAACCTTGTACTTTTTATATTTTGAGGTCGGAAAACTTTTCATAAGACTTCTCTCCTAATCTTTTTCCAACACCAGTATTGTCAAAGACTGGTTCATTCTGTCCAGAGTCTAACACATCTTTTTGTGCGACTTGTTCAACATCATATAACTTCATCTTTGCTCTATCTATTCCTAATATGAATCTTTTATTCATTGTAGGGTCATTATATCTGTTCTTTAATTGTTTAATCATTATCTGATTTAAATCCTCTAGTTCCTCTGTTGATATTAATGCAAACATTAAATCAGCAGTTGCAGGCAATCCAAAACTTTCAGATGTATCTTCTAATCCTACATCTGTTGAAGTGTATGCACTTCTCGTTGTCTGTGTTGCAGAAACAATCGGCACATTTGATTCAACTGCAAACCCTCTAAGTTCTTCTGCAATAGCCTTAATATAAAAATATGAACCTATACTTGCATTACCTTTAAACCTAGATGATGAACAAATATTTAGATAGTCTATAAAAATGATATCTGGTTTAAATGATTTCTTGAGTGCAAGTTCTTTTACTAAACCTTTAAAGTGTCCACTATGTGCAGATGCAGTTGGATATTCTTTAATTACTAATTTACCATTTGTCTTTTTAGATATACTTGATATCTTATCAGTAAACATCTTTTTAGGTAGTTCGTGTAAATCATCAATAGATATATTCATTAAGTTTGCATCTATTCTTTCTGCAATCTTTTCTTCTGCCATTTCTAATGTAATATAAAGAACATTTTTACCTTGCATCAAAGTTGATGCAGCCATATGACACATAAACAATGATTTACCTACACCAGTACCAGCAAGTGCAACATTTAATGTTTTATTAGGTAAACCACCTTTAGTAATCTTATTAAAGTAGTCTAAGTCAAAAGATATTTTATCTTCTTTTTTATGATAGTATTCATATCTATTTTCAGACTCATCAATATAATCGTGTCCAATATGATTGTCAAATGATACTGAAAGTGCATCTGATAATATACTTGGAATAGATTCTGGTGTGTTGTTCTTATCTTTGTCTTCTATTATTTTTATACTATCAACAACTGCATTATATACAGCTTTGTCTTTACAGAATTGTTCAACTGTTTTCAACAACCAATCGTAATCAACCTCTGACTTATCAAGTGATTTTAAAAGTTCTAATGCACTAGTATGTTCAGTATCTGATAAATCTCTTCTGTTTTGAAGTTCTATTTCTAAAACAGTTTGAGTTGGAGGTTTAGAATACTTCTCTACAAAGTCATTTATTTCTTCAAAGACAATCTGTTGACTTCTATCTTTAAAATATTCTTTCTTTAAAAAGGGTGTTACCTTACGATTGAATTGTTCATTGTTCAATAACTGACTTAGTGTCGTTACTTCTATCGTCTGATTTTGTACCACTAATTACCCCCTCTGAATAATGTTTATCTACTATATCACAAAGTATATCACCTAGAAGATTTTTGAAATCTATATTCAAATGTTCTTCTTTCAATCCGTTGTAATCAACAACTGTATATTGAAATTTAAGAACTGCTTCTAAGCCTTGGTTTTGTGAGTCTTGTACTGATGCAATCTTTCCAAACTTGAATACAACACCATCATATCTACCACCTTTAATACCAATGCAATCTTGTTGTGACTTTGATTTGTTTTCTAAGAAAACATAACTATCTGCGATATTACCTAAATATCTTTTTGAGGTATCATTCGCTTTCTTCAACGCTTTCTGTTCCACCATATCTAAATTCCTTTTTTGCACATTCATCTAAGATGGCCATAACATCTTTAGTGAAATATTTCTTTGGGTCATTCAATATAGTTTTACCATATTGTTTTGAACCGTCTGGTAATTCATACCTTGTTGAAACTTTTTTGAATACTTTATATTTTTCTGCAAGTTCAAGTAATCCATAATATCTATCAAGACCTTTATTATATGTTAGTCTAACATCTACCATTTTGTTTTCAATGGTAAGTCTTGATTTAAAGTTTTTACAATGTATAATATTACCTACAACTTCTGTTCCTTCTTTTTCTTTTCTTTTAGAAAGATATACAATAGAAGAAGCTGCATATTTTAATCCAGAACCACCACCCATTTCTTTTGTTGGAAACATAGAACCAACAACATCATATGTGTGATTCGTTACAACCATAGGTACTTTTGCTTTACCAAGTTTTAAAGTCAACACTCTAAATGCAGCTTTAAGAACTTGAGCACGAGTCATATCTCTTGTTTCTTTTCCCTCAGCAGTATCTTCAACTTCTTTTGTTGTTGATAACATACCAAGTGAATCTAATGCAAGAAATAATGGTCTACGAATAGATTCTTCTTGATTAATATAACTATCTAGAACTTTCAATGATTGAGTTCTAAATTCTTGTACTGTTGTTACT